CAGCAAAGCCGGAACTGATAAACAGACTGAAGAAGGGCATCTGTCCCTTCCTTACAGACGCTCAGTTCCTCTATAAGGCTGCGACCATCCTGTATATGACCCGTAACTGTTTCATCTTCCCGGTGTATGACAAGAACTTCCAGATCCTTGGATATTATCCTGACGTTCCGAAGAAATGGGAGACGGTGAGGTTCAAAGGAGATGACTGGGTACGCTGTGAGTTCAGAGACGGTACAAAGGGAGCGGTTCCGATCTCCGAGATCGGGATCCTGACGAGATACCAGTATCACGACAAATACTTCGGAGAGCAGACCTCCGGACTTGACCAGACGATGAAGCTCCTTGACCTGCAGAAGCAAGCTATCGAGGAAAACGTGAAGAACGGTGCGACATACCGCTTCTACGGACAAGCCGGTCAGGTCATGAAGGAATCCGACCTCAGGAAGGAACGTCAGAGATTCACCCTCGATAACCTCTCCACATCAGAAGAGAACAATGGTGTCCTGCTGTTCCCGAGAGACTGGGTAAACATCAAGCAGATGGAGAACAAGCCGTACTCCATAGACGCTGACCAGATGAAGCTCATCAAGGAGAACGTGTACGACTACTTCGGAGTGAACGCAGCTCTCATACAGAACAGAGCAACCTCCGAAGAACTGGATTCCTTCTGGAACGGCTGCGTGGAATGGATATCCATTCAGATGGGAGAAGTTCTCAGGAACCTCATCTACACATATTCCGAGAGGTCGAGAGGGAACGATGTATTCCTACTGGCGAACAGGCTTCAGTACATGAGTCCGTCCCAGAGGATGCAGCTCGCAAGAGACTTCCTCGACAGAGGCATCATAACAAAGAACGAGGCAAGACAGCTCCTGAGCTACGAGCCGGTAGAAGGCGGAGACGTAGCCTTCATCCGTGGTGAGTATTACACGGTGGACGAGAAACTGCTTGCAGTCAATACGGAGGAAAACGATGGAAAAGATAACCAGAATGATTGAGTTCCCGATAGAGAGATCTCAGGGAGAAATTGACGAAGAGAAGGTCATAGCAGGCAGACCCATAGTATATGGATCCGTTACTGACATAGGGCCTTTCTACGAAGTAATAGACAGGGGAGCCTTGGATGAGGCAGACCTCAGGGACGTAGCTCTGCTCGTTAACCATAACGACAAGATGATTCCGGTCGCTCGTTCCAGGAGGAACAACCCGAACAGCACTATGCAGCTCATCCCTGGTGAGGATGGTCTCGACTTCAAAGCGAAGCTCGACACCATAAACAACCTCGAGGCCAGGGCTTTATATAGTGCCATAGATAGGGAGGATATAACCGGTATGTCCTTTGTCCTTGGCATTAAAGACTTCGCATGGGAGGGACTGGATACCGAGAAAGCCACAAGGCATATCACGAAGATAGGCCGTGTATGGGAGATCTCGGCATGCACATTCCCGGCATACGAAGAATCCTCCATCCTTGTCGCTCAGCGTTCACTGGATGAGGCAGCACTGGAGAGTGCTACTCAGGCTCTGGAGAGAGCAAAAGCAGACGAAGAGGCTAAGAGGCAGGAACTGGAAGAGAAGAGGCTGACACTGAAAGCAAAACTTCAGGAGATAGTATCATGAACAACACTTACAACGAAGTCGATGAGATCATCACAAGAGCAAAGGCTATCGAGGAAGAGATGACTCAGGACGGTGCTGATATAGAGGCACTGACCAAAGAGGCAGACGAACTCATAGCTCGCAAGAAGGAGATCATCGCAGAGAGAGCTGCTGCCGAGCAGGCTATACTTGCCGGAGCAGGAGAAACAATATCAGAACATCAGGAGAATACACAGATGGAAGAAAACAAGATCACAAGAGACAGCCAGGAATACGTTGAAGCATTCGGTGAATACAAGAGAACCGGAGACGAAACAATAGTCAGATCCTTACTCATGTCCGAGAACGCAGAAGACGGAACAGTAGCAGTTCCGACAGTAGTCGAGGAAGCTATCGAGAAGGCATGGAAAGAAGACCAGATCCTTTCAAAGGTTAAGCAGACTTCTTACAAGGGCAACCTTGAAGTAAACTTCTTCATTGACGGAGACGCAGCCATCGTTCATACAGAAGGTGCAGCTGATCCTATTGCTGACGAAGACCTTGACCTCGGAATCAGAACACTCGTTCCGATCGCTATCAAGAAGAACCTTCCTGTAACCAGACAGGCACTGAAGCTCAGGGGAGCTGCATTCCTCGACTTCCTCAAGGACGAAGTCTATGACGCTATCGTCTACAAGGCAGGCGGAGAACTTATCAATGACATCAAGTCCGCTCCGACTACTTCAACGGCATCCATGCCTGGAGTACCGGTAGTTACTACCGACAGCGGTGCCACCGATCCTCTCGGACTGAGCCTTCTCGTTGAGGCACAGGGAGTTCTTTCCGCAAGGGCAAAGAACAAAGTATGGATAATGAACCCTCAGACCAAGGCATACTGCAAGGCACTTGCTATAGCTAACAACTATGCAATAGATCCTTTCGATGGTATCCCGGTAATCGAGGATGACAGACTTCCTGCTTACACATCCGCACAGGCTGGAGACACCTACATCATACTCGGAGACCTCAGCTACGGTGCAAGAGCAAACTTCCCGGATGGCAAAGACGTTGAGATCCTTGTTGACAAGATGACCAACAAGAAGAAGAACGTAGTCGACATCTTCGGAGAAATGTTCCTGAGCATCGGTATATGCCAGCAGAACGCATTCGTCAAGATCGCAAAAGCGGGCGGATCCGCTTCTAACTAAGGAGACCCGCTATGCTGGTACCAACAGGGGCTGAAGGAAAATACGAATACGATCCGTCGATCCCTGAGGGATCAGGAGGCGGTGGTTCATCCTCTTACACCATAACACTAATATCTGCTCCTGTACCACAATACCCGGATGATCCTGCATCTGATAGCTACTATATCAACTGCTTCGATGAAAACTATACATACCTCGGTGGAGCAGTAAAGACCAATGAGGGATATATTGGAGAATATCCAACGGAGGAAGTATGGGCAGGCACTCCTCAAGATATTGAGGTCATAATTTTCCCATCAAAGGGGATAAGTGTGGTGGATAATTCTGGTAGTCAACCTATATCAGTTACAGGAGATGCCGAAATAAGGCATCATGAGGATCAGGGATATTGGGATGTCTATGTCACAGGCAACTGCACGATAACATACCAAGGTCGCAGATAACGGAGGAACACTATGAGCATCTTCAAGATAGCACCAGGAGTCTTCTCGACCAGGAAGCCTGAGCCTCCGAAACCGGAGCCGGTAAAGGTCGAAGAAGCACCGCCAAAGAAGAAGAGGACTTCAACTAAGAAGACCGAGAAGAAGATAGAGGAATAACAACATGACACTGACCGAATATGTACAGACCAGCCTGAGGCTCAAGACCTCTGATGATGAGGGACTCCTCAGCCAGATAGAGATACAGATAGCTGCAGCTCTGGACGACCTCCAGTCAGCCGGGATCTTGCCTGAGATGCTGGATCCGGACACATGCGGAGACAGAGTCAAGACAGCAGTGGCTATCTATTGCAAGATACATTTCCCACGGAAGACACCGGACGACTACGAGAAGCTCATCGACTCCTATGACAGGATAAAGTCGAGGCTCAGGATGGAGACCGGATACACGGACTGGAGTGACTGATATGCAGGATACGACTATTCAGCTTATCAAGGAAGTTATCACTCCGGACTCCGTGGGGAATCAGATCGTAACCAAGGTCGAGAAGACTGTCTATGCGACAGTCCTCCCGATCTCGCAGAACGAGTTCTTCCAGGCTCGGACACTGGGTATAAATCCGAGAGCGAAGTTCGAGGTCGTCTGGGCCGAGTACAATGAGGAGACTCTCCTCAGATGGAACGGCCAGCTCTACGACATCTACAGAGTGTACGAGAGAGAGGACGAGATGATAGAACTGTACGCTCAGAGGAAGCTCGGAAAGACCGAGAAGGAGAACTCTTCGCAGTCGAGGTAAATCATGGCACGTACAAGATACCAGGCGAGGAGAAAAAAGAAGCCTGCAACTGTCATCAGAGTCAACACGAAAGACCTGACCAAAGCAGTCGCTCAGATCCTCGATACTTACAGCTACAACGTGGTGGAGGAATCGAAGGAGGCCATAGACCAGACAGCCGATGAGACGGAACGTGTCTTGCATAACACTTCTCCAGCAAGAAGGAAGAGGGAATATGCGAACTCATGGACATGGGCTAACGTCCTAGACAGTCCGCTCGCAAGAGTAGATGCGATCTACAACGAGAAGCACTGGCAGCTCATCCATCTCCTCGAATACGGACACATCGTCCGCAACAGGAGAGGAGGGCCTTCCTATGGCAGAGCCAGAGCGATACCTCACGTCATGCCAGCCAAAGAGTACGCTGAAAAGATTTTCACTCAGCTGATAAGGGAGGCAATTAAGAATGCTGCTGACTGATTTACTAACAAAACTTGAGTCGACCGGGATGCCGGTGGCTTATTCATTTTTCAGAGAACCTCAGGATCCTCCCTTCCTGGTGTACTTCGAACCCTATACGAACAACTTCCAGGCAGACGATCATGTCTACCGTGTGAGACCTCGTTATCAGGTCGAACTGTACACCCAGTACAAGGATCCCAAGGCAGAGGAGAACGTGGAGGATGTACTCCATGATCTCAACTGGGACAAGACCGAGACCTTCATAGATTCGGAGGAACTGTTCCAGGTAGTTTATACAATTTACGAGAGGTAAAAATACATGGCAAAAGTATTATTCGGACTTAGGAATGTTTACTACTCCATAATCACAGAAGGCGACAACAACTCGATCACATACGATACACCTGTTGCTCTTCCCGGAGCTGTGAACCTTTCCCTTTCTCCAGAAGGAGACGAGAACGTATTCTATGCTGACGACAGCCGTTACTATGTAGTATCCACGAACTCCGGATATTCCGGAGATCTTGAGATCGCCATGATAACCGATGCCTTCGCAGAGAACGTACTCGGAAACGAACTCGACAGCAACAAGCTCATGGTCGAGTCTAAGGACGGAAAGCATAAGAGCATAGCTCTGATGTTCGAAGTCCAGTCTGACGAATCCGCTCGCAGATACGTGTTCTACAACGTGTCTATCGGAAGAGTCAGCACGAACGCAGCTACAACAGAGGAAAGCACGACAGTGCAGACCGCTACTCTCAACATAACCGCTGCAGCCGCTAAGGACACCGGATACGTGAGAGCATACACGACAGACTTGACACCGGACGCAACTTACAACGCATGGTTCAGTTCCGTTCAGGTACCGTCTATGCCGAACTCAAACTAAGAGAGGGCCTTTTGGCCTTCTCTTCTTTTTTGGCATAAAGGAGCAATTATGTTAAAAGTGTCTGTATTGATCCCGGTATGGAATCAGGAGAGCCTCATAGAGAGAGCGGTCCATTCGATACCGAGGAGAGATGACATAGAGATAGTGGCCGTTGACGATGGATCCACGGACGATACCCTTCAGAAACTGATGATGCTGAGGGAAGAACGCAACGATCCGAACTTCGTCATCATATCCCTCCCGGAGAATAAGGGAGTAGGAAATGCCTGCAACGTATGCCTGGATTCAGCCTCCGGAGAATACGTGGTGTTTCTCGGATCTGACGACTACTTCTTCACGGAGGCCTTTGAAGAGGCGATGGAAATGCTCGATGGTACCGACATGGTATACTTCGACCTCCGGGTAAACAACGGAGATATATGGCACCTGAACAAGACTTCGAAGAAGG